ACAGCGGTAATCGGAACAGCGGTGATTGCAACAGCGGTGATTGGAACAGCGGTGATTGGAACAAGGCTTCCAATGTCGTGGGGTGCTTCAATACTGAAAATCAGAAGCTGAAATTCTTTGATAAGGAAACAGACATGACATTTGAACAGTGGCAAAATTCTGATGCAAGATACCTGCTTAATCAGATTGACTTCAGACCTGCTGACTGGATTTGGTCAAATGAAATGTCTGATGAAGAAAAGGCTGCACATCCTGAACATGAAACCACAGGCGGTTACTTGAAAATTCGTGATAACAGTGATTGCTGCAAAGAATGGTGGAATGGTCTTTCTGAAAGTAACAGAAGCATTATCAAGAGTATTCCAAACTTTGATGTAGATAAGTTCTTCAAAATCACTGGAATCAAGGTCTGATGCCTATGGAATTTTTTAAGCACCAGGCACAGTCCCTGGAACAAACAAAAGATTTCAACAGGGTTGCTTATTACCATGACATGGGGCTTGGAAAAACATTCACTGGTGCTGAAAAGCTGGTAAGGCTTAATAACCTGGTCAATCTGTTGATATGCCAAAAGTCAAAGATTAAAGATTGGATTGACCACTTCATTGAACACTATTCAGATTGTTCAATCTACAACCTTACCGATAAAAAGCAGCTTGAAATGTTTCTTCAGGACATAGGAAGTCAGAAGTTTAAGATTGGCATTATCAATTATGATTTGGTGTTCCGAAGGTCAGAATTGCTGAAATTAGAGCATTTCACTTTAATGCTGGATGAAAGTTCACAAATTCAAAACGACACAGCAAAAAGGTCAAAGTTCATTCTGAAAATGCATCCTGACAATGTGATTCTACTTTCAGGAACACCAACATCAGGCAAATATGAAAACCTGTGGTCACAGATGCAGTTGCTTGGTTGGAACATTAGCAAAGAACTGTACAACAGACAATATGTGAATTGGGTGAAGGTTGAAGATGATGGTTTTGTTCACTTTGTCATTGACAAAGAAGAACCATACAAGAATGTTGACCGCCTGAAGCAAAAAATGCGTGAACATGGTGCTGTGTTTCTAAAAACTGAAGAATGCTTTGACCTTCCTGAACAGGTAATCATTCCAGTGATGATTGACGTTACAAAAGAATACAGGAAGTTCATGAAAACTGGATTGGTTACCATTGAATCAGATGAACAAAGGATTGAACTGGTTGGTGACACCAGGCTGACCAAAAGGCTTTATGCAAGAATGCTTTGCGGTCATTACAACAAGGACAAGCTTCAAGCATTCCAAGACCTTGCATCAAGCACTAAAGACAGACTGATTGTATTCTATAACTTCAATGAAGAATTGAACGCTTTGATGAACATAGCAGTCAGGCTTGAAAGACCAGTATCACAGGTAAATGGTCATGTGAAAGACTTAACCGCCTATGACACTGAAGAAGATTCAATCACCTTAGTGCAATACCAAGCTGGTGCAATGGGGTTGAACCTTCAGAAAGCCAACAAGGAAGTATTTTTTACACTTACTGACAAAAGTGAACTTTTTGAACAAGCAAAGAAGCGAATTCACAGGATAGGTCAAACAAGCACCTGCTTCTATTATTTGATGATGTGTCAGGACAGTGTTGAAGAAGGCATTCTTGATACTCTCAATAAAAGAAAGGATTTTACAGATGAATTATTCAAAGCGTATGAAACAAAAAATTAAACAAGTTTGCTGGTGGGTTTTTGTTGGGCTTTGCATAGGAATAACACCTTACATGTTTTATCTTGCAGACTTGGAAAGGGGTTACAATGCAACTGGTGGTGAAATATTCATACCATTCATTCCGGTGATGGCTTGGATGATGAAGAATTCTATAAAAGAAATGAAAGGGGTTAAACAAAATGATGAAATGTAAAAATGAATGCCCTGTGGGTAAGTTTGACGGATGCTGCAAGTTCTGCCCTGAAGAAAATTGTCAGGAAGCTTGCACCAGTGACCCTGAAAGCTGTGGTGATTCCTTACCTGATGAAGAAACAGGTGTTGCCTTGATACAGCAACAGCAGCTTTCAGTCCTTCAGCAGATTGCCGATATTGTAACAACCAAGAAGAAGCTGGAAGAACAGGAAAAAGGGCTGAAAGAAACCCTGAAGGCTGCAATGGAAAAATACGGTGTCAAGAAATTTGACAGCGACATACTGAAAATCACCTATATTGCAGAAACAGTGGCAACCAGCATTGACAGTGCCAAACTTAAAAAGAAATACCCTGCCATTGCTGAAGAATGTTCTAAGATTTCCCCCAAATCAGCGTATATCAAGGTAGAAGTAAAGGATGGTGAAACCAGTGGGGATTAAGAAAAGAAAGTGGACTGTTGCAGAAGCAACTGCCTGGATTCAAAAATGTGAGGATGGCACACAGAAAAAGGGTTTGAAGTATTGTTCTGCACTGGATTTTCTGAAAAATCAAAAGAAGGGGTGATGTATTTGCAATGAATCTAAAACATGGTAAGTGCCAAACAAGGCTAAATCGCATTTGGCGAAACATGAAAACAAGGTGCTACAACCCAAATTGCACAGGCTTTCACAAATGGGGTGGTAAAGGAATCCAAGTCTGTGATGAATGGCTAAATGATTTTCAAGCTTTCTATAATTGGGCAATCAGTAATGGTTATTCTGATGAACTGACACTGGACAGAATTGATGCAGATAAGGACTATGAACCTGACAATTGTAGATGGGTTTCGTATAAGGTTCAAAACAATAACATTTGCACCAATCATCCATACACATTCAATGGTGAAACGCTGAATTCTACACAGATGGCTGAAAAGTATGGGCTTAAACGAACAACTTTTGAAAACAGATTGAAAAGAGGTTGGTCACTAGAAAAAGCATTACTGACACCAGTTGGGGGTGCATGATGGGTAGTGAAAAGCAATTTGAAAACAAAGTAAAGCGGTGGCTTGAATCAATTGGTGTTTATGCAGCAGGAACACCTGAACAGAAAATCACAGTCCCACAGGTTGGTTGGTACTTAAAGACCTGGGGCGGTGGATACCAAAAAAGCGGAATACCTGACTTGCTGCTATGTGTGAATGGAATCTTCATCAGTGCAGAACTGAAGGGTGATTCAGGAAAACCTTCTGAATTACAATTGAAGAACACAGTATCAATCAATGCATCAGGTGGTGTGGGTTTGGTTCTCTATCCGAAAGGATTTGAACAATTCAAATACATAGTGAAAGGGGTGATACAGTGCAATGTTCACACAGTAGAATTGAAAGCTTTGAGAAATGCCCATTCAAGTACAAGCTGCGATATTGTGACAAAGTATTAACTTTACCACCTGAAAACGCTGACCATCCACTTGTTATTGGTACAGCACTTCACACAGGGCTGGGAAAGGGTGTCAATGAAGCTATTGACCAGTATTACATGTCATATCCAATAATCACTGATGACCACATCAATGAAGCAATGAAGCTTGAATATTTGATACCAAGGGCAAAAGCAATGCTTCCCAAAGGAAACTTTGAAGTTAAGATTTCAACAGATGATTTCATTGGATTTATAGACCTTCTTGCACCAGTGACAATGTTTCATGATTCAGAAGTTCCAAATCAGTATGACATCTATGACTTCAAGTATTCCAACAGTATCAGCAATTACAAAAAGTCAGACCAGTTGCATGTGTACAAATTTTTCTTTGAAAAGTGCAACCCTGGCAAGTACATCAGAAATCTGTTTTATCTATTTATTCCCAAGGTGAACATCAAACAGAAAAAGACAGAAGATTTGGCAGAGTTCAGAAAAAGAATCCAAAGTGATTTGAAGGAAGTTGAACCTGAAATTGTTCAGGTTGACTATGACCCAAACAAGGTCATTGAATTCCTGCTAAATACCAAGCACACGATTGAAGCGGATGACTTCATCAAAAACATTGGGTATTTGTGCAATTATTGCGAATACCAAAATTATTGTGAGAAAGGAATTGATTACATGTTGTTACCAAAAAATGAGAGAAGAAACATTGAAAAGATTCAGAAGAAGGTTGTTTGGCTTTATGGTTCACCTTTCAGCGGTAAAACCACTTTTGCAAACAAGTTCCCTGACCCCCTGATGCTAAACACTGATGGAAACATCAAGTTTGTGGATGCCCCTTTCATTCCTATTAAGGATAAAGTTGAAGCAAATGGAAGAATGTCACCTAAAAGGGTATTTGCTTGGGCAGTATTCAAAGAAGTCATTGAAGAACTTGAAAAGAAGGATAATGACTTCAAAACACTGGTTGTTGACTTGCTTGAAGATACTTATGAACATTGCAGACTTTGGATGTATGACCAAATGGGTATTACCCATGAATCAGATGATAGCTTCAGGGCATGGGATAAAGTTCTAACTGAATTCCTGTCCACATTGAAAAGGCTGATGAACCTGGACTATGAAAACATCATTCTGATTTCACATGAGGATACCAGCAAGGACATCACCAAAAAAGGCGGTGACAAAATCACAGCTATTAAGCCCAACTTGCGTGAGAAAGTGGCAAACAAGGTTGCTGGCATGGTTGATATTGTAGCAAGGGTAATTGCTGATGGTGATGTCAGAACATTGTCTTTCAAGACCAATGAAGTCATTTTTGGCGGTGGTAGATTGACAGTCAGCACTAATGAAATCCCCTTAGACTATGATGCTTTCCTTGAAGTGTATGCAGAAGCAAACAGGAACGCTGTTGCAGTCCTGAATGGTGAAGCACCACAGACTGCTGCCCCTGCTGAAAGAAAAGGCAGACAGAGGAAAACAGACACCCCTGCTGCTGAACCTGAAGCAAAGGAAGGTACTGACAACAAGGAATCCTTTTCTGAATCTACTGAAGGAAATACAGGAACAAATTCCGCTGATGTCGGAACAGATGCTGGAACAACTGAACAACCTACTGCACCCACTGGTCAGGAAGGCACAGAGCAGAAAACACAGGAACAGCCTGTTACCAGGACAAGAAAAAAGCGTGGAGAATAACCACTGAAGTTTTGAAAAGTTAATTTCAAAAATTTATTACTCTATAAATTTGAAAGGATTAGGTGAATTATTATGGCACAAAACATTTGGGATAAGTTTGATAAGGCTTACAACACAGAAGAATTGGCAAAAGAGGTTCAGGAACAGAAAGAAAGTGGTGGAAATTTCACACCTGTTCCATTTGGTAAGTATGAAGTTTCTGTCAACAAGATGGAATTGACTGAATCAAAGGCACATGACCCTATGGTGTCTATATGGTTTAAGGTTTTGAACGATGAACACAAAGGCAGCTTGATTTTCTACAATCAGGTTATCACACAGGCTTTCTGCATCCACAAGGTCAATGAACTGCTTAGAACTATGGATACAGGACTTGATATTGAGTTCAAAACTTATTCACAGTATGCACAACTTCTGATGGATGTCCATGAAGCGATTGATGGCAAGCTTGAATTTGGTCTTGATTATGGTGAAGGTAAAAAAGGCTTTGGTACTTATGAAATCACTGATGTGTTTGAAGTAGAATAACCAAAGCAACAGTGAAAGGGTGTTACTTATTTTTAATAGCACCCTTTCACCCATACTTCCCCATTATTAGTATAACCAGCATTTTATAAACCTATACAGAAAGGATGTGATTATGAGTGCTATTTTATGACTTTGAAGTTTTTGCCTATGACTGGTTGGTTGTAATTATGGATGTGACCAACAAGGAAGAACATGTCATAATCAATGACCCTGATGAACTTGAACGAATTTATAATCAAAATGTGAATGATATTTGGGTTGGCTTCAATTCAAGGCATTATGACCAGTACATCCTGAAAGGTATTTTGTGCGGTTTTGACCCCAAGAAAATCAATGATTTCATCATTGTCAGTGGAAACCCTGGCTGGAAGTTTTCTTCTGTAATGCGTAACATTCCCCTTATCAATTATGATGTGATGCTTGGAACGGACAGAGGATTGAAAAGCTTTGAAGGCTTCATGGGGAACAACATCAAGGAAAGCAGTGTTCCATTCGACATTGACAGGAAGCTGACCCAAGCTGAACTTGATGAAACAGTTAAGTATTGTAAACATGATGTGGAACAGACAATTGAAGTGTTCTTACAAAGGACAGAAGAATTTGATGCTTCAAGGGAATTGATAAAACTGTTTAACCTTCCTATTTCATCATACAGCAAAACCAAGGCACAACTTGTTTGTGAAATATGCGGTGGTCTTGGCAAGCGATTTGATGATAATGAATTTGACTTTCCAATTGTTCCATGTCTGAAGCTGAAAAAATATCAGTATGTACTTGACTGGTACAAAAATCCTGACAACCATGACTATGAAAAATCACTTGAAACAATGATTGCAGGTGTACCACACACCTTTGCTTGGGGTGGCATACATGGTGCAAAAAAGCAAAATACTGAATCAGGTGTGCTGCTGAATATGGACGTTACCGCTTATTACCCTTCCATTCAGATTCAGTACAAATATGGTTACAGGAACATGTCAAATCCTGAAAACTTTGAATTGATTCATAAGGAAAATTTACGTTACAAAGCAGAAGGCAACAAAAAAGCAAGGTCACCCTTCAAGATTGCTGATAACAGCATGAGTGGTCAGCTAAAGGATAAAAACAGCAGACTGTATGATCCTTTGATGAACAATGCAGTTTGTGTCAATGGGCAGCTTATGCTGCTGATGCTGATTGAAATGGTTGAACCACATGCACAGCTTGTTCAGAGCAACACAGATGGTATTCTGCTGAAGCTTAAAAGCATTGATGATTATGATGTCATTGATGATGTTGTTTATGAATGGGAATGTGCAACTGGCATGAAGATGGAATTTGAACTGTTCAATAAGGTGTTCCAAAAGGATGTGAATAATTACATCATTGTTGATAGTCAAGGAAAAATCAAATCCAAAGGCGGTTATGTGAAGAAGCTTTCCAACTTGGATTATGACCTGCCTATTGTAAACCAGGCACTTATCAACTATATGGTTCATGGAAAATCGGTTGAAGATACAGTCTTGAAATGTGATGACCTGAAGGAATTCCAAATGGTCACCAAGATTACATCAAAGTACAAACATATTGTTCATGGAAGCAAAATCTTAAAGGAAAAGTGCATCAGGGTGTTTGCATCAAAAGCACCTTCAGATGCAGGGGTGTTCAAAGTCAGTGTCAGAACTGGCAAACCTGAAAAAATATCAAATTCCCCTGAACACTGCTTTATTGATAATGATGAAGTGAACGGAAAGAAAGCACCTGAAAAGCTTGACAAGCAGTGGTATGTAAAGCTTGCAAAGAAAAGGCTTGCTGATTTTGGGGTGGTGTGATGGATAGATTTTTCAAAGGTTATGTTGAAACCAAGGACAAGAAATGCATTGAAAAATTTAAGAACAGAACCGACTTCAAGACTTATCGGCAAGTGAAATCACTTTCTGAATTTGCAGGTATCCTGGCAACTGACATAATTCTGATTGATATTGATGATTTTGAACAAAGTGAACTTCTGTTCAAGATTGTTAAGGAAAACCAGTTGAAGTGCAGGGTGTACAAAACAACCAGGGGTAAGCACTTTTTATTTAAAAATAAGGGTGTGGACACATGTAGAACTAAAGCACAACTTGCAATTGGTCTAACCGCTGATATCAAGCTTGGCAAAAGAAATTCTTATTCCATCCTGAAGTTTGCAGACCAGGAAAGGGAAATCTTATATGACCTGAAGGCTGATGAAGAAGCTGCTGACCTTCCAAAGTGGCTGTTACCGATTAAGACCACAATGGAATTCCTGAACCTTGAACCTGGTGATGGAAGAAACCAAGCACTGTTCAATTACATCCTGACCCTTCAGGCAGCGGATTTCAGTGTGGAAGAATCAAGGGAATGCATCAGGCTGATAAATAAGTACATTCTGAAAGTTCCCCTGTCTGATGAAGAACTTGAAATAATCCTGCGTGATGATGCTTTTTCAAAACCAGTATTCTTCAAGGGTACAGCATTCTTGTTTGACAAGTTTGCAACCTACATAAAGAACAACAACCACATCATCAGGATAAATAACCAGCTTCACCTGTACAAAGATGGCATTTATGTAAGCGGCCTTGGTGACATTGAAGCTGAAATGATTAAGCACATTCCACAGCTTAACAGGGCAAAAAGAACTGAAGTCCTGTCATACCTGGATGTGTTGATTAGAGAAAATACCCCTGCTTCCCCTGCAAGCATGATTGCCTTCAGGAATGGAATTCTGAATGTTACAGATGACAGCTTCATTCCCCTTTCCCCCAATACGGTGGTGACCAACAAGATTGATTGGGATTACAACCCACATGCCTATTCGGAAATTGCTGATAAGACCTTTGACAAGATTGCATGTGGTGACCAAACTATCAGGGCATTATTGGAAGAAGCAATTGGGTTCTGCTTGTACAGAAGAAATGAAATGGGAAAAGCCTTCATTCTGACTGGTTCAGGAAGCAACGGAAAATCAACTTATTTGAATATGCTGAAACATATGCTTGGAAAACAGAACATTTCATCCCTTGACCTGAAGAAGCTTGGTGACCGCTTCAGTACAGTCATGATGTTTGGCAAGTTGGCAAATATCGGTGATGACATATCAGATGAATTTATTACTGATGCATCAGTATTCAAGAAGATTGTCACTGGTGAAACCATAGATGCAGAGCAGAAAGGGCAACCAAAATTTGAATTTGAACCTTATGTGAAACTGTTCTTTTCTGCAAATAACATCCCAAGAATGGGAAAAGGCAGAGATTCATCAGCAATCCTTAGAAGGCTGGTCATCATCCCTTTTGATGCAAAGTTTGATGCAACTGACCCTGATTTCAATCCACATATTGGTGACATGTTGCGGTCACAGGAATCAATGGAATACATGATTCAGCTTGGGATTGCTGGTCTGAAAAGAATCTTGGTAAATAAGAAGTTCAGTGAATCTGAAAAAGTTCAAAAGGAACTGGATGAATATGAAGAAAGCAACAACCCCATTCTTGGATTTATTCGGGAAGTTATTGAAGCAGATGGATTTAAGATTGAAAATGAACCAGCAAATGAAGTGTACAAGCGTTATACAGAATACTGCCTTGCAAGTAATCTTCAGCCAATGTCAAACATTGAATTTTCAAAGCAAATTAACAGGCTGCTGAATTTACAGGTGGTTGTCAAGAGAATTGGAAGCAAAACTGTCAGGATGTTTATTTCAAAATAAAGAAAGGATGGTAAAGATGAATAAGCTTATAAAATTAAATGGTGTAAAGACACCCTTTGAAATCCAAACCATAACAGCAGCAAGGTCACAGGTCTTAATGAAGAAAAATCAGAACTTATTCTTCAATATCAATGCTGTTGGGTATTTGGAAGATTTGGTCTTTGAATGTGTTGTATATCCAAGCTTCAGTACAAAGCAGGAACTTATGGAATTTCTTCTTCCTGGTCAGTTCTGTGAATTAAGTGAACAAGTTCAAGAATTGAATGGGTTCTTTTGGGAGAAAGAAAGGAAAGCGGTGAAGAAACATGTCTAATGGTCACATCTTGGACAGCGGAAACAGGCGGTTATTTGAAAGCGGTGCAGTCAGAGATATTCAGGAAGGCAAAGGAAGGTGTGACCTTCTTCCCCTGGATGTGATTGCACAGATGCTGGATTCATCAGAGTTAATGCAAATATACCAGTTCACTGAAGATGGCTGTGTTGACCATCTACTGATGGCAATTGAGATTTTCACCAATGATTCAACCTTCTTCAGCTTGTACACTGCAACACTGGAAGTCAGCAAGCACTTTGAAGAAGGTGCAAAAAAGTATGGTGAAAACAACTGGCGAAAAGGCATTCCTGCCCATTGCTATGTTGATTCAGCGGTCAGGCATTATCTGAAATGGTGTAAGAAAGATGAAGATGAACCGCATGAAAGGGCTTTTATTTGGAACTTGCTATGTTGCGTATGGACATGTAATCACATGCCCGAATTGAACGAATTCAGAAAGGATGAACAAAATGAAGATAATTAAAGCAGGTTATGAACTGGTGACACCAATTGACGGTGAAACCATCTTGAAAAGAATTGAACAATGTGGAAGGGTTTGCTATAAGTCTGAAGGCAAAACCACAGATGATTCTGCTGAAAAATTTGTTACAGCTATTATCAAAAGAGGTCATGAATCAGTCCTTGAACATTGCAGCTTCACAGTGAAGTTCATTGTTGACAGGGGTGTGTCACATGAGTTGGTCAGACACAGAATTGCTTCCTTCAGTCAGGAATCAACCAGGTACTGTAATTACAGCAATGATGACTTTGGTTCAGAAATCACAGTGATTGAACCTTACTTCCTTGATAAACATACAGCAGGTTATGGTGGATGGGAAGTTGCTTGCAGACAGGCAGAAAAAGCATACTTTGAATTGTTAAATTGGGGTTGTTCCCCACAAGAAGCAAGGTCAGTTCTTCCCAACAGCTTGAAAACTGAAGTGGTCATGACCTGCAACCTTAGAGAATGGCGACACTTTTTCAAGCTTAGAACTGCATCCGCTGCACATCCCCAAATGCGTGAAGTCACAAGACCTTTACTGGATGAACTGAAGAAGCTTATTCCTGTGGTCTTTGATGACATTACATATTAAAGGGGGTGCAAATGATGGATAATGCAGAAAAGAAAATCCCAATGCTTACTGATGATAGGTTTGACAAGATTGAACAATTTGCTGAACTTGTGAAACCGCTTCAGCAATGGATGCTTGAAAATTACTGCCCCCACACCAAGATAATCATTGAATGCAATGGTGCAACAGTCACAACTGATGACATGTTTGTTCCGTTGAATCCCCTGAAGGCTGGTGATTGAATGGGTGGTAAAAATCCAAGGTTCAATGCAAGTGGTTGTCCTGACCCAACAGCCTATGAAGCTTTACAACCTATCATCAAGGAAGATGCTGAACTGGAAAAGAAAGCACATGACTTGATAAAGATTCTTAAGGTCATTATGAGTTTGGCAGGTTTTGAATTACTGAACCGAATTGAAATAAAAGACAAGAGGTCAGGAAGGGTGTTCAAATGAAGATACCAAAGCAAATCAAGATAGGCGGTAAAGTCTATAAGGTTGAAACAACTGACAGGCTTAATTTGGGGAATGTTCACTATTCAGGTGAAGTTGATTATGTGAACCTGGTCATCAGGATATGCCCCAATGCAAAGGGCAAAATGGAAACTGATTTTCTTCATGAAATGTTCCATGCTATTCATGACTTTCTTGGTTACAACAGGCAGGACGAAAAGAAGATTGATGAACTTGCCAATGCACTGTATATGATTATTCAGGATAATCCTGAAATCTTTGAAAAGGATGGTGTTCAAAATGAAACCAGTGAAAACGGAAACCAGTAATGTCACCTTTGTTGGTGAAGGTTGTCAGGATTTACCTGGCACAAGGTACTTATGTGATGATGGGGTTACTCCTGGTATAGAAACAGTTTGGGAACTGGATGAAAAAGAAAAGCAGCAGGTCTTGGAATCGGGCAGAATTTATCTTTACATCATGGGCAGGACAGTTCAGCCTTGTTTCTTGGCAACAGAATCAGCAGTGAGAATAGAAAAGGAAGGTGAAACCCATGATGGTGACAACAGAGAAAAGAATTAACATGTTTGTTGATATGATGCAGCGGTGTGTGGATAGTGATTTCACTGATTGGCTTATGGATAACGGATTTTTCACACAAGCAGCTTCAACAAAATTTCACGGAGCTTATGAAGGCGGTCTATTTGACCACAGCTTTGCAGTCACTGATTACCTGGTGAAGCTAACCACAGACTTGAATCTTCAGTGGCAGCGAAAAGAATCACCTTGGATTGTCGGAATGTTCCATGACCTGTGCAAGATTGACCAATATGAAAAGGTTGTGGATGTGGAAGGTAAAATGTTGTTTGGCAGTGATAAAATCAAAGGTGAGCAGATGCACTTTGAACATTCAAATGATGGGCTGTTGGATGGGCATGGTGAAAAGTCAATTATCTTGCTGGCACAGTTCATGACACTGACAGAAGAAGAAATCTTGTGCATCAGGTATCACATGGGAGCATACAACAAAGAGGATTGGAACGGATATGATAGAGCAATCAGAAAGTATCCGAATGTGTTATTCACACATACTGCTGACATGTATGCTTCTAAGGTTCTTGAAAATTAACTTTCAAAAATATGAAGTGTTACAGTCTGTTACAGATTAAATTATTCAACCGTAACAGGAAAAGCCTTGTAAACAGCGGATTGTTACACTTGTTACACATGTTACACTTACTTTTAAGTTATTTAGTAGATAATGAGTTTTTTATATATCTTAAAAATTTAAGTATCTATAAAAATAATTAAATATAGAAGATAAAGTGTAACATGCGTAACAAATACACATGAAAACCCTGTATTCATAAGGTGTTACAGCTTGTTACAGATGAACTTTGAAGTGTAACATATCTGTAACGCTTCAGAAAGGATGATTGTATGACAGCAAAACAGTATTTAAGACAGGCTTACCGCCTGAATGAATTGATAAATTCCCATTCAAAAGAACTTGAATCATTAAAGTTATTATCAACAAGTTTACCAAGCACAGACTTTTCACAGGAACGTGTTCAAGGGGGACAACTTCCAGGTGATAGAATTAGCAATATCATTGCAAAAATTGTTGACCTTGAAAAGCAAATTAATGATGAAATAGATAGTTTCATTGAATTGAAAAAAGAAGTTCATAATGTCATCAATGCAGTGACAAGTCCTAATGAAAGGCTTGTGCTGCGGTGCAGATACATAGAATTTCTTACATGGGAACAAACTGCTGAAAGAATGGCATATTCAATTAAGCAAGTTCACAGGATTCATTCAGAAGCACTTCAGAATGTAATTGTTCCTAAATCATGACACACTTTGTCCTTGTATGTCATTGTTGACTTCTGATATTATTATAATAGCGAATAGCAGCAAGCAAAACTTGCTGCTATTTTTATTTTGAAAAGAAAGGCGGTGTTGCATGATGGCACTGACAAAGAAGCAAAAAGCATTTGTGCAGGAATACCTAATTGACCTGAATGCAACACAGGCTGCGATTAGGGCAGGTTATTCCCCTACCAGTGCAAGACAGATTGCTGATGAAAACATGTCAAAACCTGATATTAAAAATGCTATTGATAGAGCGATTGCCGAAAGGTCAAAGCGAACAGGCATAAATGCAGACAGAATTATTCTTGAACTTGCAAAGATTGCTTTTGTAAACCCCACTGATGTCATCAATATGGATGAAGCAACAGTCAGGGGTGAAGCAAACCGGGATGACACTGCAACAATCAGTTCAGTAAAAGTTAAAAGGATACCAACAGAAACTGGTGATATTGTTGAAAGAGAAGTTAAGGTCTATAACAAAATCAAGGCACTTGAACTTCTTGGAAAGCATGTTGGAATGTTCACTGATAAGTTCAAAGTTGAAGGTGCAATCCCGATTGTCATTAAAGATGATATGGGTGAAGATGATGAATAATAACAGGTTAGTAACAAAAATATTGGAAAAACCTGTTATATCAGCACTTCAAATTTATTGCACCATAAAAAGTTGGTGAATCCCATGCTGAACGCATTGAACATATCACTGAAAAAGGTTGTTGGTAAGAATTACAATAAGTTTTGGCATTTTAAAGGCAGATACCGAATTGTAAAAGGTTCAAGAGCAAGTAAGAAATCAAAGTCCACTGCATTATGGTTCATCACCAATATGATGAAGTATCCTGATGCAAATGCCCTGGTGATAAGAAAAACCTTCAGAACACTGAAAGATTCCTGCTTCACAGAATTGAAATGGGCAATCAACAGGCTTTGTGTTCAGGAATTTTGGAAGGTCACTGAATCACCACTGGAAATGACCTATCTTCCTACTGGTCAAAAGATTTACTTCCGGGGATTGGATGACCCACTAAAGGTTACATCAATTACTGTTGAAGTTGGTTGTTTATGCTGGATGTGGATTGAAGAAGCTTATGAAATCATGAAGGAATCTGACTTTGACATGCTTGACGAGAGTATCAGGGGTGAAGTTCCTGAAGGCTTGTTCAAACAGATAACCATGACCTTCAACCCCTGGAATGAACATCACTGGATAAAAAAGCGGTTCTTTGATGTAAAAAATGACCCTGATATTCTTGCCATTACTACCAATTACCTGTGCAATGAATGGCTGGATGATGCTGATAAAAAAGTGTTTGAAACCATGAAGAAAAATAACCCAAGGCGGTATAGGGTTGCAGGTCTTGGTGATTGGGGTATTGTTGAAGGGCTGGTTTATGAGAATTGGGAAGAAAAAGCTTTCAGCCTGGAAGAAATCAGGCAGACAAAGGGTATCAAGTCAGCTTTCGGTCTTGACTTTGGTTACACAAATGACCCTTCTGCACTATGGTGTGGAATGATTGACCTGCAAAGTAAAACCATCTATGTGTTTGATGAAATGTACAAAACAGGCATGTCAAATGAAGCTATTGAAAAAGAAATCACAAGGATGGGATACCGAAAGGAACGAATCAGGGCAGATTCAGCAGAACCGAAGTCCATTGACAGGCTGCGTGAACTTGGTATTTCCAACATCACTGCTGCAAGAAAAGGCAAAGACAGTGTGAACAATGGTATTGACTTCATCCAGGATTTCAAAATTATTGTTCATCCAAGGTGTGTAAACTTCTTGACTGAAATCAATAATTACACTTGGGATGTTGACAAGTTTGGAAAGAAATTGAATACCCCCATTGATGACTTCAATCATCTGATGGATGCAATGCGGTATGCCCTTGAAGATTTTGTCAAAGGAAGGACTTTTTCTTTTGATTAGTAACATGATAGTAACAATTAACCCTGAAAACCCTATATTTCCAGGTGTTTGTATATATGCAGTAATAAAGAAAAGGGGGTGAATGAATCGTGTTTAACTTTTTTCAATCTGAAACTGAACGGATAAACTTCATTGTGAAGATGGGTGCTGAATCTATTATCACTGATGAAAAGTTTATCGAACTTGAAATTCAGCGGTTCAAGACCAGTCGAAGAAGAAAAGAAATGCTTGATGGTGAAAGGTACTTTGCAGGTGACCATGACATCCTGAAAAAGAAAAGAACCGTCATTGGCGAAGGTGGCAAGGTTGTAACTGTTGACAATCTTCCGAACAACAGGATTGTTGATAATCAATATAAAAAGATGGTCAATCAGAAAGTGAATTACTTGCTTGGTCAACCAATAGCAATCAGGACTGACAATGAAACCTATGACAAGCTATTGAAGCAGATATTCAACAAACGGTTTATGCGCTTGTTGAAGAACCTGGGTAAGGATTCGCTGAATGAAGGCATTGGATGGCTGTACATCTATTACAATGAACATGGTGAATTCACCTTCAAAAAGTTCAAAGCACATGAAATCATTCCTGGATGGCATGATGCTGAACACACTATTCTTGATTATGCTATCAGGATTTATGAAGTCATTGCTTATGAGGGTTCAGAGGAAAAGACCATTGAAAAAGTTGAAGTTTATGACCAGTCAGGTATCTACTATTTTACATTAGATAATGGTCACCTTGTTCCTGATGAACCGTTCTTTGCAAATTATTTCACTGTGACTGATGATGAAGGTAATGACCAGGGGTGGAACTGGTCAAAGATTCCGCTGATACCTTTCAAGTACAACAGTGAAGAAATACCGCTGATTAAGAATGTGAAATCACTGCAAGATGGCTTGAACACTATTCTTTCTAACTTCCAAAACAATATGGAAGAAGATGCAAGAAACACCATTTTGGTTTTAGTCAACTATGATGGTGAAAACTTAGGTGAATTCAGGAAGAATCTTGCAACCTATGGTGCGGTTAAGGTTAAGACAGTGGATGGTGCTGCTGGTGACTTGAAAACCTTGCAGATTGAAGTTAATGCTGACAACTACAAAGCAATTATTGAGATATTCAAGAAGGCAATCATTGAAAATGCAATGGGTTATGATGCTAAAGATGACCGCCTTTCAGGTAATCCAAATCAAATGAACATTCAGAGCATGTACAGTGATATTGACCTGGATGCCAATGAAATGGAAACTGAATATCAAGCTGCTTTTGAAGAACTGCTTTGGTTTATCAATATGCACCTGTTCAATGTTGGACTTGGTGACTTTGAAAATGAAAAAGTTGAAGTCATATTCAATCGTGATATCCTGATAAATGAATCAGAAGTCATTGATAACTGTCAAAAGTCAGTTGGTATTCTGTCTGATGAAACTATTGTTGCCAATCATCCTTGGGTTGATGACCCACAAAAGGAACTGGAACGAAAGCAAGAAGAAAAAGCAACTGCAATGGCTGAATATCAGAATGCTTTCAATCCTGCTGTTCCTGGTCAGGCTGAAGGCGGTGATGTAAATGGCAATACCAGCAAGTAATTCAGCCTATTGGAAACAAAGGTTTGAACAAATTGAAGCTGCTGCAAACAAGTCTGCTGTGGAAACTTTTGAAACCATTCAGAAACAGTATCTTGCAGCAGAAAAAGAAATTGAACAGCAGATTTCAACTTGGTATCAGCGTTTTGCAAAGAATAACCAAATCACAATGGCTGAAGCAAGAAAGCTGTTGACTACAAAGGAATTGGCTGAATTCAGATGGGATGTAAAAGAGTTCATCAAGTATGGTGAAGAAAATGAACTAAATCAACAGTGGATGAAGGAACTTGAAAACGCTTCTGCAAGATTTCATGTTTCCCGGCTTGAAGCTTTGAAGATTCAGACACAGCAAACTGTTGAAAAGCTGTTTGGCAATCAAACTGATGGAATTGACAGCCTATTAAAAAAGAATTACCTGGAAGGTTATTATCACACTGCTTATGAAGTCCACAAAGGATTCAATATTGGATGGGATATTGCAGCGGTTGATGATAACACAATTGAAAAGTTAATTTCAAAACCTTGGACAACTGATGGGAAGAACTTCAGTGATAGGATATGGTCAAACAAGACCAATCTTATAAATGAGGTTCAGACACAGCTTACCAGGACATTCATGTTGGGCAAGTCACCTGATGATGCAATCAAAGCTATTGCCGACAAGATGAAAACATCAAAGAATCAAGCTGGAAGGCTTGTGATGACTGAATCAGCATATTTTGCTTCATCTTCACAAAAGGATGCTTTCAATTCACTGAATGTGGAACGGTATGAAATAGTTGCAACACTGGACAGTCACACTTCAGAAATATGTCAGGGGCTTGATGGTAAGGTCTTTGACATGAAGGATTTTCAACCCGGTGTAACTGCACCCCCCTTCCATGTGTGGTGTAGAACAACCACTGTTCCCTATTTTGATGACAACTATGGAGAAAGAGCAGCAAGGGGTGCAGATGGAAAGACTTATTATGTACCAAGTGATATGAAGTATGCAGATTGGAAAAAGACCTTTGTGGATGGCGGTTCAAAGGATGGATTGAAACCAGTGACAGAAGGTGGTAAAATCAAGTTACCAGTGAACACTGACAGTGAGGTTTACAAGAAGCTTGGTGAAGAACATTACACTGGTTTACATACCATACTGAATGAAGCACCTGAAAAACAAAGGGCTGTATGGCAGAAACTTGAAAGTGACCTAACTGTTAAAAGTGCAACTTCAAAAGTTCATCCATGCTGTCACAATGTTCAAGGTATTGAAATGGATGTTGCAAGGGATGCAAAAGGTTCAACTTATTCAAAACCCTATCAGACAACATTCCATGAATTTGGGCATAATATTGATTACATTGCAAATAAGAAATTCGGCAATGGATATTCAGTACAGCCTTTTTCTTGGACTTATCAGAACAATGCATTTGATAAGAGTTTGAAGAAGGAAATTGATGATAGAGTGAATGCCCTTGCAATAAAGATGAAAGCTGATTTCAAGGCACATGCCAATGATTTTGAATGGTTACATCAGAATGGATATATTAGCGATTGGAATTATGACTTCTTCACCAAATATGGCAAATGGGTTGGTGGTGAACCAAGCTTTTCAAAGTCAATGGCTTATAATGCCATTGAAAAAGAAGTCAAGGAAATGACAATGGTTGCAAATGCAGACCTGTCTGATATTCTTGAAGGTGCAACCAAAGGCAAAATTACTTGTGGGTTTGGGCATGGAAAATCATACTGGTCAAAAGCTGAACATAAACTTTCAACAGAAGCTTTTGCTGAAATGTTTGATTCCAGTGTTACAAATCCTGTTCAGTTGGAAGCTATAAAGAAATACTTCCCTGAATCATATAAAATATTTGAAGAAATGCTTGATGCAATTTTGAAAGGGTGATGATTATGCTTGAAGAACTATTGAACAAATACGCTGAACAATTCGGTGATAGCTTCCCCATCTTTGCTGTTCGTGGCTTGGATGAAGATGAAATCATTAAAATTGTGCAGAGCAGTCTGGATGAAAACAAGCAATATGAACCCGAATATCTTGATGGTGTGGATTATTAACCAATAATTAAATATTTTTGATTGAAGCATCTTGCAAAGTGCAGGGTGCTTTTTTCATGCAAGGAAATGGGGGTGAAACAATGGTCAGATGCAAATTCAAATGCACACAGAAAACTGAAACCGCAAATGGTTTTCAGGTTACACTTGAACCTGTCACAACTGGAAGTCAGGAAAATGAACAGTTTTTTAAGTGGACACCCTGGGGAAAGATGGAGTTTGGAACTATCAATGAAGAAGCTGCGAAGAAGCTTGAAGTTGGAAAGGAATACTTCATTGACATATCCCCTGCACAGTAAAATTGGGGGTACTGTTACCCCTAAAAACTTTTTTTCGTGGCTTGTAGGGCATTTTAGAAGGTCACTTTTTCCAGCGTTTTCTAAAAAGAAGGTGATTTGTTGCTGAAAATCAAGAAATCACACTTTGGTGATTCATACATTGTTTATAATCCGCTTGACTTCAGCAAACACACCCATATTCAGCAACATGGGGTTGCTTATGTTGTGAAGCGGAATGTGGAAAGAAACCTTCTTCCA